AGGGGGTAAAACAGGCTGCGGTCCAGAAGGTGGGTGAGGAGGGAGGCGTGGAACACTTCCCGCATCGTGTGGAGGGTCCCACGCATAGAGGCAGTCTGCGCAGTGGCAGCCCGGGGCACTAGCGTAAAGGCTTGCTTCGCTTCCGGAGGCAAACGAAAACCGTAGGCTTTCACTTCCTGCTTCGGTTTCTCCCGGTCCAGAGCTTTCCGGAGCTCCTTCACCTGAGTTGCGACAGCAGCACCACGAGCGCCACCACCGGCCTTCACTAGTTGTTTGCTTTGCGATTTTGGCATTTGCGAGGTCAAAGTACACTTTCTGAGAAGTTTCGCCCATGACCCAAAGGGCTCATCAGCACTAGTTTGGCAGCCAGGGCAGAGTGGGGGGAGTGATAGATCGGGGTGGGGGCGGGCAGGTGTGGGGCGGAGCGAGAGGCTTCGTTCGGTCTTGGCCCGGGTCGCTAGGGCCACAGGGGGCCGGGTTTGGGCGGCGCGAGGTGCGCCGCCCGGGCCGATCAAAGGTCGTCCACCTCGAAGATCCTGTCCATGACCGGGTGGCAAACGTAGCAGGGCAAACGTTCCACCTGGGAAATCTCGTGCTCGAGGTGCTGCAGGGCCTCCACAGAGGCGCCGTAAATCTCGGTGAATTGGGCGAGGGTGTGCTCGTTCTGTTCCGGCCGTAGGTGTTCGCCACGATGGTGGAACCGCACCTCCCGGAAGTTGACGTACCCCCGTTTGACGCCACCACGCTGCAGCAAGAAATGGGCACGCCGGGCCATGGGGCCGAGGATCGGAAGGTAGCCGTAGTCCTTGCTCTCGAAGTGGACGATCCCTTCTAGCCAACTGTATGGGCGACGGCCAACCCGTTGGAAGTGGTGTTTGTACAGCCGCCGCCCGAGCGTGGGGCCCCAGACTGGTCCCTGGGTGGTGCACCATGGGCGGTTTCCGAGGTACACAAAGTGCGAGAACTTCTCATGCACCTTGATTTTGCACTCAAACCCGCTCAGCGATATGGTGCGCTCAACCCCTGCCACAGAGATCTGATGACCATGCTGGTTCCGCTTAGGCCCGACCGTTATGCTGTCGTCGCCCAGCACCGCGATGTCGAACTTGTAAATGAAAGCGGTCAGAAGAGCGGGGCGCGACAAGCAAGCTCGGTCGTGGGGCAGGTCCACCCAATGGCAGAACCAGCTGAAGGCCTGGACGAGGCCATTCAGCAATGCATTCATAAGGGCGGTGTCGTCGCGCCCACTAGCATTCATTGGTTTTGCTTGGTAGTGATCACCATACTGTGTGGTGCCCTTGGGCTTTGACCAGAAGTCGAAGACTTTCCGGAAGTCTGTGCCGGGCTCCATGGGCAGGCCGCAACGCTCGTAGAACCAGGCCACGAAGGCTAGACACTCTGGCCCGTAACTGCAGTCGAACTGGGAATAGTCGCACTCCACGTATTGGCGGTCATTGTGCAGGTTGAGGCCTGTGGCGGACATGAACCTCCCGGCGTAGTTGTCCTGCTGCACGGGGGTATCTCCGCCAGAGTAATGCACGAAGTGTCTGCCGTGCCAGGAGGAATGGAGGGCGTTT